ACGATCTCCGGTCTGCGCGCCGTCGATCACCCCACCCCCGAGCCGCAGCCACCCGTCGCCGTGGTGGTGCCGGGCACGAACTCGTTTGACCAGACCTACCGGAACGGGCTCACCGAGTCGAACTGGACCGTCCGCGTCCTCGTCGCCCGGGGTGACGAGCGGTCGGCCGCGGAGCGGCTGTACGGCTACCTCGACCCATCTGGTTCGTCGTCGATCAAGGCGGCGATCGAGGGCGACCCCACCCTCGGCGGGATCGTCGACACCCTGCACGTGACCGGCTTCGACGAGCCGTCCGTGTTCACCTACGGCGCCGGGCAGCTGCTCGGGGTCGACTTCAACATCGTCGTCCACCACTAACCCTGGGAGGGGTCATGGCAGTCACCCGAGGCAAGGACGCGCAGGTCTGGATCACCGACTCCGGTGGGACTTCGCGTGAGATCACGTCGTTCGTCGACAACACCGACGTCGACTGGGCACGCGAGACGTACGACGCCACCACCTACGGGGCTGGTGGCCGTCAGCGTGTCGGCGGGTTCGTCGACTGGACCGGCACCATCACCGGCAAGTGGGACAACGCCGGCACGGCCACCCCAGACCAGTGGTTCACCGATCTGGTGATCGCCGCCGGGACGGTGTCGTCGCAGCTGACGGTCGCCCCGAACGGGTCGGCGTCAAGCCGCCCGTACCATCGGGGCCGCGTGTTCTTCTCGAACTACGCGCCCTCGATGCCATACGACGGGCTGGTCACCTGGTCGGTCGACTTCGAGCTCGCCGACGGCACCGTCGCTCGCGGCACGTTCTGACCCGTGCGTGACGGGCTCAAGGTCGTTCGCGTCGACGGACTGGCCGAGCTGCGACGCGACCTGAAGGCCGCCGACCGGAAGCTGGACCGCCGCCTGGCGGCCCGGCTTCGCAAGGCGGCCGATATGGTGGCGAAGGCGGCGAAGGATCGGGTGCCGGTGCGCTCGGGTGCCGCCCGGGACTCGATCAAGCCCGGCGTGACCGGAGCGAAGGCGTTTGTTCGGGGCGGCAAGGACGACGTGCCGTACTACGGGTGGCTCGACTTCGGCTCCCGCACCCCGAACGGCGGATCGTTCTCCGCCGGTCGATCTGGCCAGCGCGCCCAGGCACGCGCGGCGGCCGGGCAGCGGGTAGGGCCGTGGGCGAACACGGGGCAAGGACCTCGAGGGGGCCGGTTCATCTACCCGGCGCTCGAGGAGAAGTCGACCGAGGTAACCGATCAGGTCCGCGATGCCGTGGACGAAGCACTCCGTGAGGTGAACCTGTGATCCTGTCCGGCAAGACCGTGACCGTCCGCCTGGCGGACGGCGTCGAGCACACCGTCGACATCTCGAACCGGGACGAGCTCCGGTTCGAGCAGTCCGCCAAGATCAGCCTCACCCGGGTGCTCTCCGACGGTGACGGTGTCCCGCTGTGGGTGGTCGCTGGGATCGTGCACTGGCGGCTGCTCCGGTCCGACATCGAGGGGATCCCGTCGGACGTCGACGACTTCATCGACCTGCTCGACCCGGACTCGTGGCTCGAGGTGGTCGACGAGGGAAAAGCGGCGGGTTCGGCCCAGGATCCCACCACTGGCTGATCGCCTCACTGTGCTGGGAGCTCCACGTCGCCCCCAAGGACCTGATCGGCGACTGTCCCGCCGCGTACGCCCCGGCGATGATCGACACGCTCGTGAACTTCGGCAACTGGCGCGCCGAGCAGCACAAGATCGCCGCCCAACGAGGCAGGCAACGACGGGGCCGGAAGGGGTGAGCGATGGCCGAGGTGGTCTGCAAGACCTGTGAGCAGCAGCTTCCCTCGGAGGCGTTCAACGTCCGGAAGTCTGGGAAGCGATACAGGTCGTGCCGCCGGTGCATGGCCGCTCGGATGCGGGCGCGCTACGCAGATAACGCGGCGCATGTCCGTCGACAGCAGCGCGTGCGCCATCTGCGCCACAAGTACGGGCTGACCCCCGATGCCTACGACGAGCTGCACCAGGCACAGGGAGGGCGCTGCGCCGTCTGCGGTCGCGAGGAGTCGACAAGGCACCCAGGCACCGGCGAGACCTTCTCACTCGCCGTCGATCACGACCACCGCACCGGGCGACTGCGCGGCCTGCTGTGTCGCCACTGCAATCTCGCACTGGGCTATGTGGGCGACAGCGTCGAGACGCTCGAAGCCCTCGTGCGGTACCTCAAGGAGCACCACTGATGGCATCCAAGAGGGAGGTCCGCATCTTCATCACGGCCGACGCCACCGGGGTCGGCAAGGCGGTCGGCGAGGTCGAGTCGAAGTTCGGCCGTCTCGGCGGGGTGCTCAAGGGCGCGATCGCTGGGGTCGGCTTCGCCGCCCTGTCACGCGGCGCGCTGAACGCCGCTCGCGACTTCCAGGACATGGCGCTCGCCGCGAACGACTTCGCGACGGCGTCCGGGCTGTCGGTGGAGCAGGCGTCACGCTGGCAGGAGGTCGCGAGCGATCTCGGCGTCGACGCGAACAAGCTGCAGGGCGCGCTCGGCCGGCTCTCGAAGGGCCTCGGCGCCGATGCGAAGAAGTGGGAGGACTACGGGGTCGTCGTCGCCCAGGCGTCCGACGGAACCGTCGACGCCAACAAGACGTTCCTCAACGCCGTCGACGCGCTGAAGAAGATCGAGAACCCACTCGACCGCGCCAAGGTCGGCTCCGAGCTGTTCGGCCGGTCGTGGCAGGACCTGGCACCGCTGGTCGAGCTCGGCGCCGAAGACCTCGCCGTCGCGCTCAACGAGGTCGGCGACGCCCAGGTCATCAACGAGGACGAGGTCGAGAAGGCCAAGCGGTTCCGTGACCAGATGGACCTGCTGAACGACACGACGATGGGCTTCAAGCTCACGCTCGCTGAGGCGCTCATGCCGGTGTTGGCGACGTTCGCCGGCTGGGCGGCCGAGATGGATCCGAAACTGCTCGCCCTGATCGCCACGACGGGCGGTGTGATCTTCGTGGTCGGCAAGCTCGGCGGAGCGATCACCGGCGTGACGCAACTGCTTTCAATCTTCGCCGCTCACCCGGTGATGGTCGGTGCTCTCGCCGTCGTGGCCGGCCTGGCGATCATCATCGACAACTGGGACAAGGTGTCAGCCGCGATCCAGGGCGCGATCGACAAGGTCAACGAGTTCTTCCAGACGATCTCCAAGCCGATCCAGGGTCCGATCAAGGGCATCGCGAACTTCTTCGGAATCAGCCTGGGCCCAGACCCGGCGCGTGCACGGTCGAACCTGACGCCGGAAGCCTCCCGGCTCGCCGCCCAGTACCGCGCCGGCCGGGCATCGGGCGGGCCGGTCGGGGCCGGGATGCCGTACCTCGTCGGTGAGCGCGGCCCCGAGCTGTTCGTGCCGGCGATGTCGGGGGCGATCGTGGCGAACGGGGCGGGCATGGGTGCGCCGGTGTACATCACGGTGAACCCGGCGCCCGGGATGAACGAGGTCGAGTTGGCCCGGGCTGTTGCCCGCGAGCAGCAGCGTCTGCAGCGTGCTAAGGGAACCGGGGTGGCCCCATGACGCCGATCACCGTCACGCTCGGCGGGACCGCGGTCGGCTCTGCGGTGCCGGAGTTCCGGCTGGTCGGGGTCAATCGCGGGGTGCTCGCCGAGCGCCGTGACGTGTTCATGGAGATGCCCGGTCGGGCCGGGTCGTGGGTGTTCACCGAGTCGCCGGGTGACCGCGAGATCGTCCTGTCCGGCTGGGTGATGGCCGACGGCACAGCGGCGAAGCGGACGGCTCTGACCGGGTTGGCGAAGTGGGCGGACACACCGTCGCAGCAGCAGATGATCTTCGGCGACGAGCCGGACCGGTACTACCTGGTGCTGCTCACCTCGTCACGGGTGGACGAGTCGACCCGGTACGCCGAGGTCGAGCTCGAGTTCCGCACCGACCCGTACGCCTACGCCACGTCAGCGACGGTCGAGACGGACACGTTGACGACGAACCCGGACACCGACTCGATCACCGTCGCCGGTGACCTCGGCGTGTGCCCGGTGATCGAGCTCACCCCGGCCGGCGGGACGTTGACGTCGTTCACGTTCACGGTCGGGTCGACGTCGATCAGCTGGTCGGGCGGCACGATCATCGCCGGTGACTCGATCACGATCAATTCGATCTCGTCGACGGTGACGCTCGGTGTGAACGGCGACACGATGCTGACCGGCGCGTTCGACCCGAACCAACTATCGATGGCGACGGTGTCGGGGTCGTTTCCGTGCCTCAACGCTGGGGCGAACTCGTACACGTTGTCCTGGACCGGTACCGCCACGTCGGTGGCGGTCGAGTGGACGTACCGACGGAGGTACCGCTGATGGGTGTGACGCAGTCGACGTCGCTGAACGACGACACCAACGCGAGGGTCACGACCGGCGAGTTCGGCAACCGTGGCGACGGCACGAACGCCTGGTACCACTGGTTCCGTGTCGCCGACGGCGGCGACGTCACCCAGGGCGACAAGGACGACGCCGCGGTCACCGACCCGACCAGCTCGGGGACGCTGGTCGCACTGCTCAAGGGCCTGCTCACGTTCCTGCGTGTGTCGGCTGCCGGCGTCGGCAAGGCCGAGGACGCCGTCGCAGCATCAGGTGACACCGGCGTCATGGCGCTCGCTGTTCGCCGTGACGCGCGGACCGCGGACGGTGCGAACGGCGACTACGTGCCGCTGCACGTCGACGCCGACGGACGGCTGCGCGTGCAACTCGGCACCCCGTCGAACGCCACCTCGACAGCCCTCGAGGTGTCCCGAGTCGTCAAGGCATCGGCCGGCACCCTGTACGGGCTGTCCGGGTACACGACGACCGCCCAGTTCGTGCAGGTCTACAACGCAACTGCCGTCCCGGGTACTGGCGGCACCCCGGTCGTGACGTTCCCAGTGGAGGCCAACAAGCCATTCTCGATCGACTTCGGGATCACCGGCCGGGTGTTCTCGACCGGCATCTGCGTCAGCAACTCCACGACCGGCCCGACGAGGACGGCCGGGGCGTCCGACACGTGGTTCGACGTCCAGTTCGAGTGACCTCATGACCCGTGTCTCGCTGTCGGCAAACCGTCGCCTCCGTATGCAGTTTCAGGCGTCAGGCATAGCGTCGCCGCCGCCGCTGATCTCCTTGGTCGGATTCGGCACCCCGGACGGGTCCGCCACGTACACGCCTGGGCTGCCGTCGGGCTGGGCGCAGAACGACCTGCTCATCGTCGCAGTGGTGTCTCGTGAAGGCTCGTCCAGCACCCACACGGTGGACGGGTTCACGCAGCGGGGTAGCACCGTGTTCGTCGACGACGGTGCGACCGGCTCCCACCTGTCGATCTGGACCAAGCTGGCGGGCGCGTCGGAATCGGCGCCAAACGTGTCGTCGCCCGTGTCGAACGCGGCGGCGAGCTGTTGTGCGTACCGTGGCGTGAAGCTGTCCGCACCGGTCGACGTGGTGGTGACGAACTCCAACGCCGTGTCGACGACATGGACACCGGCGAACGACATCACCCCGACGTACGACGACGCCCACCTGGTGCACTTCACCGGTCGCGGCCTTGACGGGGCCGTCACGATCGACACGGCGCGCGGCTGGGCCGAGCAGTACGACACGACGATCGGGTCGTTCCTGCAGCTGCACGTAGCCGACCAGTACGTCGAGACGGCAGCCGCCAAGCAACACGCGTCGCTGTCGTCGGCGACGTCGAAGTCGTGGTCGTCGATCACCCTCGCGCTCCGGTGGGCGGGCACATGACCCGCGAGGAGCAGGTCTGGGTGTCGGGTCTGGCGGGGACGCAGACGATCCTGCTGACCGGGTTCGTGGACCTGTGGCACGACGTCCGCCTCGACCAGTCCGAGACGTTCGGGTTCACGATCCCTGCCGCCGACCCGAAGGCGTCGTTCGTGGTGGCCGACGGTGAGCTGCGCTGGCGTGACCGCCAGTTCATCGTGCGTCGGCTGCAGCACGTCCGGTCTGGCGCCGAGACGCTCGTCGAGGTCGAGTGTGATGCGATCTGGTACCGGCTTGGCGAGAAGGTGCGTGTCGGGTCGGTCAACATCATCGACACGACGATCGCCGCTGGGCTCGATCTGCTGCTCGACGGGTCAGGCTGGACCCGTGACGCCGGGACGACGTCGACCTCGTCGACACAGTACGCGATGGAGTTGCAGGACGAGTCGGTGCTGTCCGCCGTTCGTCGATGGGCGCGGGTCACGTCGACGTTCGTGACGTTCAACCACGCCGAACGGACCGTCGGCCTGTCGACGAGCCGGGGCCGGACGGCGGGGCTGGCGTTCCGGTATGGCCGCAACGTCACGTCGGTGCGCCGCGAGATCACCCCGCCCTATGCGACCCGCCTGTACCCGTACGGGGCCGACGGGCTCAACATCGCCGGCGTGAACTCGGGCGCCCCGTACCTCGACGACTTCACCTGGTACACCTCGCAGGGGCTGTCGCTGGCGACCGCTCAGGCCCGCTACACCAAGAGCCGGGTGTGGTCCGACCCGACGTTCACCGAGGACACCACGCTCAAGGTCGCAGCGCAGGCGAAGCTGGCCCGGTGGGCGCAGCCGACCATCAGCTACGAGTGTTCGGTCGCCGACCTGACTGAGCTCACCGGTGTCGTCGAGGACCCCGAGTGCGGTGACACGGTGCGGGTCGCCGACGAGGTGCTCGACTTCGACATCGCCACCACGATCGTCCGGTACCGGCGGTACCCGTTGCAGCCGTGGCGCAACCAGGTCGAGCTCGCCTACCTACCGGACACCACCCTGGACGACTCCGACCTGTCGAGGTCGCAGTCGTCACGCGAGTGGGTGATGTTCAAGTCCGACAACGCCAAGCCGTTGACGCTTCGTTCCGACGGGACGTGGGTCACGAACCGGATCGGTGTCGCGTTCCGCGAGGGTGGCGAGGCCGTGTTCGGGTTCGACGTCAACTTCACCGGCCGGGGCTCAGGCACGCTCACGATCCAGTTCCTCGACACCGACGCCGACCCGGACGCCGAGCAGCATCAGCCGATCGTCGTGGCATACGCCGACGGTGTCCTGCAGCATCACACGGCGACGTGGGCGCTCAAGGAGCTGTCTGGCCAGTACGACTACCGGGTTCGGATGCAGGCCGTCTCGAGCACGAGTCCGTCCGTGACGAACGGGATCGACATTGACACGGCCGACACCCGGTTCTGGATCTTGGCGCACGGCGCGATCCGCCAGACCCCGGTCGTCGCAACCGAGCAACGCTTCGACCGCAACGCCGCCCTCGCGCCGGATGCCGCCGCCGTCCAGTACTTCACCGTGCCGGACAACGTCACCGAGGTCGAAGTCGAGGTCGGCGGTGCCGGCACCACCAGCCACTCGAGCTCGGTGGGTGGGAACATCCCTGGCTCGGGCGCCGCCGGTGCCGTCGTGACGGGGAAGTTGAATGTCGTCCCCGGATCCATCATCGACGTGTACTGCGCCTCACGCGGCGGGCACTTCCCTTCGCTCGCCGAGCAGAAGTTCCTCGGCGGCTGGCCCAACGGCGGCGACGGGTCCGAGCACCCCAGCGTCAGCACCCTGTCCGGGCATGGCGGCGGAGGCTCGAGCGACATCCGGCCCTCCGGCGGGTCGTTCTCGCAGGCGTACATCGTCGCCGCCGGCGCTGGCGGCCCGTCAGCTGCCGGCACCAACGGTAACGGTGGGAACGGCGGGAACGGCGGCTACCTGGTCGGCGCGCCGGGCACGAACTGGTACGGCTCGGTCGACAACTTCGGTGACGGCGCCACCCGATCGGCAGGCGGCACCGGAGGCCGCGAGATCGACGGGTTCGGCGCCGACGCCGGGCCGAGCGGCGGCAACGGCGCGTCGAATCAGGGCGGGGACGCAGCATTCGTCAGCGACTCTGCCGTCGACGGCCCGGGTGGTGGCGGTGGCGGCGGCTGGTACGGCGGGGGCGGCGCCGGCCTCGTGTCGGCCCTCTACGACCCGTGCGGAGGGGGCGGGGGTGGCAGCTCCTGGACCTCAGGCGACGTGTTCGACGTCGACGGCTCCGACGGCGGCAACACCGGCCACGGCTACGTCGTGTTCCGGTGGGACGACCCGTTCACCGACATCTAACCCCGAAGGGGCGCACGTGACGTACCACCCTCGCTGGGGCGAGCTGTCGCCGCTGTCGGCCCCGTCGTTTGTCGAGCTCAAGTTGGACGCGTACTACAACTGGCCGTCCGGCATTCAGAGTTCATTCGACCGGCCGCTCATCGCGCCTCGCATCGTGCTGGTGCACACCAACGGTGCGACCAAGGAAGGGTCGATCGAGTCGGCGATCAACTGGGGCAACGCCTCCCCGGCAAACACGAAGCCGCACTACCAGATCGACCGGCACCGAGCGGCCAAGCTGGTGCCGTCGGACCGCAAGGCGATCGGCAATGCTCGCATCGCTGACTACTCGATCGTGATCGAGACGGCCGACGAGGGGTGGCCGGTGCCAGGCAACGCCGGGGGGTTCATCGGCGAGCAGATCGAGATGCTGGCCGAGATCATCGCCTACGAGTGCACCCTGTCGGGCATCCCCATTGCCTACCCGTCAGCGTGGGACGGCACTGGTGTCGGCTGCCATACCGAGCCGTTCGGCTACCCGCACTGGACGACCGTGCAGGGCAAGCCGTGTCCCGGTGACACGAAGAAGCGCCAGGTGCGCGAGCTGGTGTTGCCGTTGGCTGCCGAGCTCGCAACGATTCCAGAACCAGAGCCACCCGAGGAGCCCGACGAGATGCTCGAGTACATCGCCCGCCGTGCCGACTTCCAGGCGCACCCGAACGACCCGTGGATCTATGTGCTGGGCGCGTCGTGCCGTGCGGCCGTGTCGGAGGACTTCAAGTACCACCCGATCCCGGTGGTTGACATCGCCGACGTGAACGTGCAGTACGCGAATCTCAAGAAGTCGGCCGGGCTCTGACCGTGGACACCGGTCTGGCGACCGTTGCGGCGGCGACCATTGCGGCACTGTTCGCCTATCTCACCAAGGTCCACGGCGACAACAGATCAGATCACGCCGACGTGGCTCGTCGGATTGACGAGATGCGGGTCACGCAGTTGGAGATCCGCCAGGACATCACCGACATCAAGGCCGATGTGAGTCGGTTGGCGGAGACGGATCGTACGCATGAGGGCCGGTTGGAACGGCTTGAGCATCCCGGGGAGGCAGCGTGAACTACTACCGTAAGGCGTTGGTGGCGTTGGCGTCGGCGCTTGCCGTGCTCGGCGCGTCACTTCCCGACGGTGTGACGAACGCCGAATGGATCGCCGTTGCACTTGCCGCCCTCGGGGCGTTGGGCGTGTACGCGGTGCCCAATGATTGACATGGCAATCGGGTTCGCCCTGGGCGTGGTCGTCGGGTTCATTGCAGCCGTCACCCATGCGGCGTGGCGTGAGCTGGACCACATCACCACCTGACACGACGAGTTCCCCCTATCGGCCAACTGTTGGGAGGCCATGTAGTGCGGATTCTCACGCTTGACATCGAGACGTCACCACACTTGGTGTACACGTTCTCGTTGCACGGCGACCAGCACATCGCCCCGTCACAGGTGGTCGAACCGTCCCGCGTGCTGTGCGTTGCGGCGAAGTGGCTCGACAAGCCGACCGTCATGTTTGTCTCGGAGTATCATGATGGGCGCGAGCAGATGATCCGCAGAACGCACGAATGGCTCGACCAGGCCGACGTGGTGGTCGGCTGGAACAGCAAGAGCTTCGACGTCAAGCACCTCCAACGCGAGTTCATGTTGGCCGGTCTGCCGCCAGCGTCACCGTGGTTCGATTGCGACGTTCTCCAAGTAGCCCGCCGCAGACTTCGCTGGGCGTCCAACAAGCTCGAGCACGTCGCCGACGAGCTCGGCATCGGCCGCAAGGTGCAGCACCACGGCTTCAAGCTGTGGCGTGACTGCCTTGACGGCGACGACAAAGCCTGGGCGTTGTTCCGCCGGTACTGCAAGCACGATGTGGTGTTGACCGAGCAGGTGTTCACCCGGTTCCGTGAGCACGGTTGGATCGACCGGCTGCCGCACGCCGGGCTGTTCACCGACGCGCATACGACGACGTGTGGTCGGTGTGGTGGGCATGACCTGATCAAGCGGGGGTGGGCGTACACGCCGTCAGCCCGCTACCAGCAATTCCAATGCACGACCTGCAAGGCGTACAGCCGTGCGTCGCATGCGGATCGGCGTCAGTTCATCAGGCCGGCGGCATGACCCCGGCGTGTTCGGATTGCCGGTACCGGGAGGTCATCATCGCCGGGGACGACGACGACGCTGAACCGGTCATGGAGTGCCGCCGACACCCGCCAACCGTGGTGCTGTGGAACGACGATCCGATCATTCTCTGGCCGCAGGTTTCCGAGGGGGACTGGTGCGGGGACTTTCAGCCGTGAACCAGCCCGGCGAGATCGTGTGCGACCGGTGCGCCATCGCCTATCCGGGCACGCTCGTCGACTTTCAGCGTGGCAGCCGGTTGTGTGACTGCGGCGGCGAGCTGTCCTGGTATCCGTCGGACGAAGCCGAACGTGACGAGTGGGAGGCGTGGTGACTGACGTCGTACTTCGCCCACGCCTGTTCGAGGTGCAGCAGGAGCGCACCACGTCGGACGACTACTACACCCCGGCCTGGGTATTCGAGCGCATGGGCATCGAGTTCGACCTGGATGTGTGTGCGCCGCCAGACGGCATCCCGTGGATACCAGCCAAGCGGTACTTCACGCAAGCGGACGACGGGCTGGCGCAACCCTGGCACGGCCGAGTGTGGATGAACCCGCCGTACTCCAAGCCGTCGCCCTGGGTGGAGCGGTTCGTGGCGCACGGCAACGGCGTGACGCTACTGCCGTTCGCGAAGTCGGCGTGGTTCGACGAGCTCATTGATGTCGTGCCGGCACTGGTTGCGCTCGGCGTGGGTGGCAGCAAGTTTGTCGGTGGGCCGATCTTCCAGCCGTGCTTTGTGGCGGCCTTCGGCGACGAGTGCGTCGAGGCGATCGGCAACCTGGGCCGGGTGTTGCGGTGATCTGCCGACGTTGCGAGGTGGGTTGGGCGTCAGCGAAGGCCGGCCGGTACTGCTGGGTGTGCGGCGACGAAGGCCACCACGGCGACGTCGCCGACATCATCGCCCGGCCACGCTGGCAACCGTTGGGATGGTCATACGTCGCTGAGGGCACTCTGCGACGCGAACTCGGTGAGGTGGCATGAACGCGACGAACAACGGTGCGCCAATCGGGCCGGTGCGGCTCACTGCCGCCCAACTCGCCATTGTTCGTCGCGTCCTGTCGACGGCCCATCCAGTGAAGCGCCCGGCATGAAGATCATCGAGGTGACGTGGCTCGACCACCGCGAGGATGGTCAGGCGTGGCAGTCGTATCACGACGCCGTCAACCTGCAGCCCGCCGAGTGCCACACGGTCGGCTACCTCGTCCATGAGGATGATGACCGGATCGTCGTCACGTCCACCTGGCTGAACGACGACGACGAGACGGTCGGCGGTGCGTTCGTCATCCTCGCATCAGCAGTCACCCACCTGCGGGTGCTGTCCGACCCGAACCCGGCACGGCACCAAACCACGCTGCTCGCCGAGCTCGCTGAACGGTGGAAGCAACTGTGACCGAACCGAACTATTCCGAGCTGATGGACGACGCCGACAAGGTCTGGCTGTCGTCGTTCGGGTCGGTCATTGATGACGCCGCCATGGTCGAGGGCTACCTCGCAGTAATAGTCATCATCGACGAGGAAGGCGCCCGCCGTTGGCAACCCATCATCAGGATCACGGCACCGGTCGACTCGGTGGTCGGCATGTGGACCATGGCAGGCCACCGGATCACAGCATCGGCGCTCGAGGCAGGCAACCCGGACGGATCGTGATGCGCTGCTGCAAGGACTGGCCGGTCGACGAGCGCTCCGCATCGCTCGACCTGTGCCCACGCTGTGGGATGCGACGACGGATGGTGGTCGTCTAGGGGCTGACATGGAACGGACGGTCGCCGGGCCTTGACTGGTCAGGCGTCGTCGACCCGGGTTCGATTCCCGGCAGCTCCACCGACAGTGGATGTCATGGGAACTGGTGGGACGGACGGCGCGAAACCGCAGGTCGCAACACCATCCAAATGCAGGCACAGAACGCGAAACCGCAGCAAACGACACGCTTGACTGTCTTCACACCGTGGAGGTCGTCGGTTCGAGCCCGGCATCGCCCACCAACATCTAGCAGGACTTTCGTAAACGGCCTCCGCTTCGGCGGGGGCCGTTTTTGCGTTCCACGGGACGGATGGGACGACCTGCTAGAGTTGGGGTCGCATGGTCGACATCCCCATCGAGGTGCTTCACGCCGTCGCCAAAGCCATCGAGCGGCACGGCAAGTACGAAGTCATCCAGATGCTCAACCGTCCGCCGACGCCAGCGCGGGCCACGATGTCGCCGGCCCAGCGAAACCGGATCATTGATCGAGACGGCGAGACGTGCCGCTACTGCGACCGGCGAGTCGCCCGCAAGTCATGCCAGATCGACCACGTCATCCCGGTTTCGCGGGGTGGGACGAACAGCGACGACAACTTGGCGTTGGCGTGCCGGCGGTGCAACACAGCGAAGGGGACGAGTGCCGGCCGCCCGTGCCAGTGGTGCGACGGCCTGACTTGGGACGGCCAGCCCCACGCCGGCATTTGCCGACGCCGGCAACCAGAGCTCGTGGACGTGACCACGTTTGCCGACGGCCATCCGTGGTCGCCCCTGGCGTGGCGCAAATGCGCGCAGCGCCTAGTGCCTACATGGACGGACGGCGGCACGGTGTACATTCGGCCCGAGCACGCCGAGCGGATCGTCTGGCACCTGTCACGCGAGGCCGCCTGATGCACCTCGAGAAGCTCCCGTCGGGCCGGTGGCGTGCCGTCGTTCAGCATCGTGGACGGAAGCGCAGCGTTAGCGCCGACGACCGTCGCGAGGCAGAACGGCGCGGCGCTCAACTCCTGCTGTCGCTTGGCGGCGCGCCCGACTGGTCTGACATTCCGCTGTCGCAGTTAGTCGACCTGGCGCTCGAATCGGCGCAGGGTCGTCTGTCCGAGACGACGTTGGCTGACTACCGGTACGTTCGCAAGAAGTTGGAGCGTGACGCCAAGACGCTGCTGAACCGGTCGGCCGAGTCGATCCGTCCGGCCATGTTGGAGGACACCTACCGGCTGCTGGTGGAGAAGGGTTGGTCGCCGACCCGGATCAACCGGGCGCACGACCTGTTCGCCAAGGCGTACAAGCGTGGCATCTACAACGGCTGGGTGACCGTCAACCCGGTGCCGATTGCCGATCGGCCACGCGTTCATCGCCGGGAGATCACCCCACCGGACCGTGACACGCTCGCCAAGTTGATCGCTGCTGCCCCACCGGACTTCGCCCTGTTCCTCCGACTGGCCGCCACGACCGGGGCGCGACGTGGCGAGCTCGTCGGCTTGCAGTGGGCCGACGTGGATTTCGAGCGGGCCACGCTACGAATCGCACGCAGTCTGCGCTACTCCTCGTCGACCGGTCAGACCGTGGGGGAAGGCAAGACCGGCAGCCGTGGTCATCGGACGGTCAGCATTCCTGGAACGGTTGTTCCAGAATTGCGGGTCATGTTGGAACAGGTGTGCCAACGGGCTCGACGGCATGGCCTGCCCGACCCGGTGTGGGTGTTCTCCCACGATGCCGGGGTGACACCGTGGCGCACGGACTACCCGACACTCAAGTTCCGCCGGCTGTGCGCCAATGTAGGGGTGTCTGGCGTGCGGCTGCACGGCCTCCGCCATTTCGTCGCGACAGAAATGCTCGCCGCCGGCATGTCACCCGTCGCCACCGCCGCCCGACTCGGCCACACCACGCCGGCCGTCACGCTTCGCACGTACGCCCACTGGATACCGGCGACCGACAAGGACGCCGCCGACCTACTCGGCGGGCTACTCGAGTAACCCGGTTGTACATGCCCTGTCTTCCATTGCAAGAAACTGCGGGGGGGG